TTCTATCCGTATAAACTTTATTTGTATATGCGGCATCTATTCCATCTATCGTATAACTATATCCCCTTGTAACTAATATTCGATTAGAGTCTACTATTGCACTTATAGGACTTGCTCCACTTGCAGTATTATATCCTGATGTTTTTATCAGCACCCAATATGCTCCAGTTCCAATAGTTGGCTGAAGTGTTCCAAATACAAATGCGTTCAAGGAAATATATTGAGTTACTATTCTATGAATATCTATGTAGGCTCTACTTGATGCATAGGTATCAGGCAATTTTGTTAGCGTTGCAATTGGAGTAGCTGGAGTAGTTGTGCTTCCACTCCATACATAGATATCAAAATTGTAATAGAATCCAGCAGTACCTGAGTTGGCTGCATCGCTTACTTGATATATCAATGGACTATTTGCTCCTAATCTTCCACTCGGTTGTTGGTTGTATGTTATTGCCATTAGATAATATTTAAAATGTCTTTTTTAATTGCCTTGGTCAATGCACCTTGATATCGTTTAAGGACATCCTTTCTTGCTGGTTCTACAAAATCAAAACCCTCGATGCCAAAGTATTTAATCTTTCTATTCATTAGAAAACCCATTGTCTCTCTGCTCATTGATTTAAACTGCCCCGTTTCCGATTGCCTTGGTTTTATTTTCTTGTCCTTAATCCATTGTTGCATGGCTTTAATCGGAATACCCTTTCCTTTCTTTCTCCCGTTAATTACATAATAAGAATATGGCAACATAATAACTTCCCAATCTAAACCTTTGCCTTCTACTCGGACTGAATCTATTAAATTTCCCGATGCCTTGTAGTTACTTGTGTAAGTGCTTTTGGTTATCTTGCTTGGTTTCCATGTCTTACCATCCTTTGTCCATTTAGCCCTGATGCTGACTCTTTTTCTCTTCCTCCTTAGTTGACCTTGAATCTGCAATTTGAATTCAACTGCCATCCTCTCAATCTGCTTTTCAGTATTAGGCATTTTAGCACCAGCCATCAGTAACTATTGGATTAATGATGGTTAGATTAATATCGAGAGTAAATCCACTTAATACTGCATCGAATGAGTCAGCAAATGGATTCATTGTAAAAGGTCTCACAACATTAAGATTAGTATACATAGCCATCTCCTGACTGCGGATAGCCTTCACAAGCCTTACATAGAGTTCTTGAATAATGAATGCATAATTATTGTCTTCGGTATATCCAGCAGATGCAAATACATCTACTAAGTTCTTGCCTTGGAAATCCGTTGAATAGCTTATGTTTTGGTCTCCAAACATAACTTGATACGATAATGTTGTAATGGCTTCATCGACATCAATTCTTACCAAAGTAATATGGAGCAATGGGAATACCGTTACACTCTTAAAATCAAATTCAGTTAAACTGCCATGGGAGTATTGTGCATCTAAACTTGCAGCTATGGTCTTCCAAAAGTAATTCCCAGTACCGATGTGATTTTGGTTTATGTTCATTTTCTATTCCCTTTTTTTATTATTTTGTTTTGGATGCTTTGCCAGTCAATTTTGTAGGCTGAAAACATAAAGGCGGTATGGATAGAGAGTTCTGATACTTTTTCCAAATTAAGGATGTCCCCGTTACAAAGTCCATAAATGAATCCAGCCCATCCCCATTTCTTAGTGAATCCCTCAAAATTGATATCGCTGTTCCCTTCTTCGTTCCCTCCAAAGATTTCAGGATATAACCCAATAATTCTTGTCCGATATTGCAAAAAAAAACATGAGCAGATAGTACTATTCCTACGGGCATATTTTTAAAGTCTGCATTCATTCTACCTGAGTATGGCTCAATGGCATAATGGTTATATGGCTGCTGCTCTACTATTGGACGATAAAGGATTGACATAACTTTCCATAAGTCCTTATTGTCTTTTTCGTAGGATTCAATATCGGCAAACTCGCCAATAGATAACTTATCCAAGTTTGGAATAAATCCGTAGTCAATTCCGTTAAATGTAAAATTAGATGCAAAAGGGACTCTCTCAGCTATTGCAGTATTGATTTGGGATAAGATGCTCTCTTTCTCCTTTTGTTTTAACTTGCGTACTGCCTCTGTGCTTATTTCACAAAATAGTGAGATAGCCATGATTGACAAATCATTGTCATTTGGATTGGTGTCCAAGTATTCAAGGAACTCAGTCCATTGATAAAGTTTGATGTCGTTAATTGATTGTGGAACTGCCATCTTTTAATATAACTTATTTTTGTTTAAATGTTTGGTTTGGCTTATTTGCCATTAAAGATACGATTTTCTTCGCTAATAATGAAATCTCCAACTATCCATGGGTCATTGAAGTTCATATAATTCCTTTTGATTATATGGTTATATTTTTCAAGTAGCAATAGCATTTCAAGTATTCCTAATGGCTTTTTGCTGGAGATGTATTCTAATACATCATTCTGATATGTTATAAGTGTATCTTTCATTTTAATCTATATTGCAAAAACATTCAAATGATGGGTCTTCGTCAAACAATCCTTGCTGGGCTACGGTTTTATCTTTTAACATTTGATAGCTTATTTCTTTTTTAAAAGTGTTATTTGTTTTATTCTCATTATCAATCCACCAATCAAATAATTCAGGTTTTTCGTTTGCAATTATTGCTAATTTCCCTTTACCCTTTAGGAAACATAAATCGCAGTTGCCATATGGTTCTTTGACTTTTAAATCAAATTCTTGCTTTGACCACCATTTTAAAACATCTGCTTTTGTAGTTTGGGATTTTACTAATGGCAATTCTACATCAATAGATATCTTTGCTTCTTTTATTTTTGCCCATCTTCGTGGCTCATCATATCGGATTCCATTGTAATTGGTATATTCTTTAATCCCAATACTTTTTAAATATCGTTTTAAAGTTTTAATCTTTAATTCGGTTGTACAATATCGCATTCTTACATTAGGCAAAAATCCTTTATAATGTTCTATGACCTCTTTAAATGGTCTTCCATCTCGTGATGCAGTTTCATAGTTAACTATTTCAAATTTATTTCCTTTGCGGTATTCAAGCCATAGTATATTAAGATTCCAACGCTTATCGCATTCGTTAATAAAATCTAAGGTTAATGGCATTTCCTTTCCTGTATTTTGAAAGCATACAATATAATCTTTAAGACCTTCATCAATAAGTTTTTTAGTCATATATGCTGATGTCCTACCTCCGCTAAAATTAATTATGTTGGTCATTACTATTCTTCAATTATTTGGTAGAAGTCCTTTACAAATATTCCATCATGGATATCTTGTTTCTCGTAGTCATGGAGCATAAACTCTGCCATGTCTAAATCTAATTCAGAGCATATTACCTCTCCAGTTTCTCGGTTGATTACTTTGTATGTTTTCATATTTTAATTGGTTCTAATAAATTAAATCTAATGTGGTATCTCTCTTTCTGCTCATTTTCTACAATACAAGTTGCGTTATGCTCATATACTATCTTTACCTTATCGCCCTTTTTGCCGTATCGACATGATGGCTTTGATATTGAGAAATGGTCTTTTATAAGTTGATGCGTCATATTTTTTTTATTTAGGCTTAGCACCCGACCCTTGCCGAGTGCCACCCCTTTTTTCTTTTTTCTTCGCCATTATTACATCTCATTAAATCTATCCATTACCTTTAAAAATTCTTTTTGTGCTTTAATAGTTGAATACGCTTCCCACTCTGAATAAGTACCTGACCATTTAAAAGACATTTCACCAAATCCATCATTTCTTTTTCTTATAAGAAATATGTGTTTTTCGCCATTTCTATGAGTAATAACATAACTAACAGCAGCAGAATAAGCAGTTGCACCTGTATTAAAATACTGTTGTTTTGGATTAACTTTCTCTACGTCTAAATTATAAGTAAGGTTTTTAATGCTTTCAATGTACTTTAAAATTGTCATTGGCATTCCTGTTAAAGGGCAATTGTAAAATGAATTTATCGTAACCCACATATCTTGATAATGTGTTTCGATTTTTTCGTGTTTTGGTTTTGATGTGTTAATTAGCATGATTTTTATTTTTAGTGTTGTGTTTAATTGTGTATGCAAATATACAATAGTATTTCATATTTGCAATATAAAATAAAAATAAATTAAAAATAAATAAAAAACCCTATCCACTTCGCAGCAATAGGGTTGTACACGATTAGATAAAAAAGAACTATCTTACTGCATAATGCCCCACATTTGGTCTGCTAAAGGTCATCATACAAGCGTATCTTGATGCATCGATTCCATGGTTAAAGGCATCTATTGGTTTATTTAATACTTTGCCATTCTTGTCCTCGATGTATTTGTAATTTCTAAACTCCTTGATTAAGTTAATGCTTCGGCTTGTTATTACCAATTTATACCTCCTCATTATATCTATGCCCATATTAATGGAATCTGCTCCCTTGATGACTGGACGTACATTAAAGCCCATACGATGAATCTCTTCAATACTCTTAGGCTCACTACTATCTGCCCATATTAAGTCTCTCCTATCAAGTTGTAGGTCCTTTAATCTATTGGCAATATCCTGATTGGTCATACCCGTTTGGAATATTAACTCATCAAGATATATTGTATCTCCCAAATGATACATGGCAATTAATGATGTTGGGTCTTGCGAGTATCCAAAGTCCATTCCATATGCTTTTAATTTTGCCTCATCAGGAATTGAGTTAATAGATGAATGGCTAAATACAAGGCTTCTCGATTGTCCTCTCTCTCCAAGTCCATATATCTTCCAATACTCAGCATCTATTAGTTTTAATCTTTCAATCTCCTTTATGATGTTGTCATCGAGAAATGGATTGTCGTTATATGTGGTTACAAAGAAATCGCAGTCTTCCCTTGGGATTATCTTATCATAAATGAAATGGAACTCATCCGATGGGTTATAGTCAAGTATAGCTTTCTCAGTAGTCCTTAAAATTAGCTGCTGCCAATCTTCATAATATAACTCGTTTGCCTCGTTAATATATAGGATGGCTCTTTTTCTGCCTCGGACTTTTTGTGGTTGGTCCAACGAGATAAATTCAAATAGGTTTCCCTCCAGCTGATATTCTGAATTGGATTTGTTATGGTCATCCTCATTGTAAATTCCATGCTCCTTGAGAATATCAAAGAAATCCCTCATTGATGATGCTCTAAGAGATGGATAGGTTTTTCTGCAAATAGTTATAGTCTTGCCCGTATTGTTGAATGCATAGCCAAATATTAACCACATCAGAATGTTATAAGTTTTCCCAGAGTTATGAGAAATTATATTCTTATCAGTTATTAGATAGCTATGTGTATCTTTTACTTCAATATCATAAATATCCTCTAATGTTTCGTGAAAAATTATTTGCTTTATTTCGCTAATATCTAAACAATGTGCACCCAACTCCTCTTCAACAATATATCCTTTATAGTTGATGTCTTCACACCATACTTTTCTGCCAAATGCTTCATCATTACAATCCTTGGAATATATTCTTTCTTGATTTTCCTTACTATATCCTCGTCCAATTTTGCCATTCCATTCTTTGAGCCATTGTTCATCGCTTGTCTTCCTTGTTGTAACATATGGTCCATGTTCTCTCTGTGAGTTACCCATTCCAAGTTTTCTGCTCGGTTGTCTGCTCGGTTGTTGTTTAGATGATTTACTTGTGGTTTTTGATTGCGATTTTTGACAAAATAAGTTGCTACTAATCTGTGAATTTTTATTGTAGAAGTTTTCCCATTGATTGCAATCATCGTCCTTAAATAACCATTCATATCTAATGCTGGTTTCATTATCCTTACTGCATCCACTCCTTTTTTGTTTTTGTACTTCATTGTCAATATTCTTCCAAGACTTGATATATAATACATCTGATTTGTGCCATCTATCGCTTTCCAACATTCTGTTGGCAATGTCAATTGATTTAACATATCCATTTGAAGTGTATAATTTGTGTTCATCGGTACAAGTAATATTTGTTTCATCTAAAAGAACAAAAGTAATACTTTTTTGGTTATGTTGCCCAACCTTGTATATAAACTTATTAATAACTGGCTTTTTAACAATATTGCATTTTTCATCCATTGACCAAACTATATCTCCTATATTAATATCCTTAATAGGCTTATAATGGTCTATGCAATTAATTAACGTATCGCCAACTAAACAACGAGTGCCTCCTTGCTCAACTATTATCCTCTTATTGGATGTAGCCAAATGCTCAAATACTACATTAGTTCTTATCTTGGTTGCTTCCAATGATTTCTACTTCAAACTTTTTTACCTGATGATTGTTTTCGGATTCAACATATTGCAAACTTAATTTCTTCCTTTCCTCATCATCGCATACTACTTTAAATGCAGATATCTGAAGTGTCGGATTATCTGAGTCTATCCACTTATTAAGGAGAAAATTAACCGTTGTAGATTTATTTAATGCGATTGCCTCTTTTATACTTTCCGATTTTTCTAACTCAAGATTGTAAAATTGTGCAGATTTTAAATCGGGATAAAATGGGAATATGTGTTGAATTCGCATTATCTTATTGTCTTTAATAACCTTGACAATATCTTTTTCGTGTTGTTCTTTATTTTTCATAATATGCTTTGGTCAGGGAACCAATTGTCGTATTCATCCTCTTCCATATGCTGGGAAGAAATCTGTCATCCATTCAGGTATAATTAAAATCTGTTTGCCTATTAAAAAATTTTCATTATCAATTATAAATGGGCAATTTGACATACCTTCAATTTCTGAGGTTTCGGTGTTTTGGAGTAAATATATCATTTCTTTTTTTATTGTGTCAAGTTTGTTAAGTGCTTTGTTTTTAACATATCCATGTGTTGAGATTTGTCTCCATATTCTAAGTGGCATTTTCTGCATAGTGCCATTAGGTTTTCTATTGTGTCATTCTTCTTAGTTCCTCCCATACCTCTTGCCTCTATGTGATGGATATCTACTGCTTTAGTTCCACACATTTCGCATCCAATGAAATCTGATACATCGTAGCTAAAATAATCCATATAGATTTTCGTGTGTCCTTTCATTCTATTTTTCAAATATACAATATTATAACTTAGTATTAAAACATTAAAACGATTTTATAACAATAAATATAAGAAATTGGGGAATCGATGTTTAACCGTCATTTTCGGCATCTTCTCCGTGGGGTAGGACTCATTTTGTCAACTGCTCACGACAGCCCCCAACTTCTCATATTATTGTACGTTAGTAGCAATAATTTATAAAACTTTTTTTTCTGCTATCCCTTTGTATGGGCTTTCAATTTCATAAATTTCTACTAATCTATCGTCTTTAAATTTATTTGTATGTTGTGTTGCATACACCTTGCATCCATACTTACCTCCCCTTTCACATACTTCTTTATTTGCATTATTAATAGCACTATCAAGTGTTTTGTATGCACCAACAGGGTAACTATGGTTTTGCTCATTACTCCATCTATAAGCAATAGTTATAAATAAAGCCCCTTTCCAAAACACATCTGTCTTGTCGGTTAATTTTTTTAATCCTTGTATAAATCGTCTTTCCATATCGCTACTGCTTTTATTATTTTTTGTTATCCTATTTTTAATACATCAAGTTTGGATTTGAAATGTTGAATTATCATCTCCATAGTATGAGTATAGAAAGAATCAAAATCAGGATACCCAGCGTTATCTTCATTCCAATACACATAAAGTATGGCTCTTAGTCTATGGCTTGGAGTCTTCTGCTTGACATCATTTGGTGCTGCTTGGAGTTGGTTAACAATATCCAAATCGCTATTACTGAATGCTTCCTCCTTAATGCCAATGTATGCCATCTTCTGATTCAACGAGAATAGTCTCCCAGCATCTTGTTGAGATAGTTCTTGAGTAGAGAATACTACCTTTAAAGTTCTATCGGCTCGTGTTCCGATGGACTCAATTTGACTCGCTAAAAATATCGGTTGTCCCATGTTTATTAATGTAATTACAATATTCAATTCCAGCCATAACTGATTTGAATTCTACTAATATCTGCCCTTCGTAATAAATCCTAAAAATTTTATTTCCACTAAGATACGCAATTATTCCATTATACTTCTCCATAATTTGCATATATTTTTCTTAAATCTTCAATCAAGGCTAACCATAATTTAGGAGTGCATGAGCATGGCTTATAAAGTTTCCTTGACTTGAATACTCTTGACCAAATATGTGCAAGTTGATTGGCATCTTTGCCATCCAATACATTGGTATATGTAGCAAAGAATGTTGTGAGGAATTGGTGTTCTTCTTCATTAAGACATAATGGTTGAACTAATGGGAATACCTTGTTAAGTTTAGCTGCTCTCTCTTCGCATCCACAATCTTCTCCAGCTATCCACTTGGCTACCTTGTCAATCCCAAGTTTCTTCGTTGCTGATGCTATCACATCTCCCACTCCCGTTATTGGTTTGGTTGTCGTTTCTTTCGTTGCGATACTCATTGTATCTCTTACTTGCTTGGCTTTTGATTTTTTGTTTTGCATTTTTTAAAGTATGAAATATTGAATGGGTTGGGATACCCGTATTTTGTTCTATTTTTCTCATCGACATCCCGTAATCGAAATGAAGTTCCATCAGCATTTTTTCGTATGAGTGCATCTCATTAATGGATTGGTTTATTATTGTTATTAGTTCTTGGTAGGCTTCCTCAGGAACATTGTTATTACTATCTGAGATATCTATATCGTTTGGCAGTTCTATGGTCTTAGAATCCTTCTTATGTGTCTTAATGGATTCATTAGTTAATAGCTTAAATATGTATACCGTATTAACATCTCCAGCTAAATTAGTAATGCGTTCCAAGTTACCTTCCTTCTCTTGTATCTCTGCTAATTTTAAGTACATATCTTGAACTGCATCATTGACATTGTTAGGGTTTGCCCCTACATAGATGGCTATCTTAATCCATTCCTTATGTCTTGATGCAATTCGTTCTAAGGTTAGCATTTCAATAGCTTAGTATGTATCTTCTTCTGCTCTCTTGCTAAGTACTTTTTCCATTTAAACCATTCTTTGATATCAATGCCTCTTACATTGCAATAGTCAATAAAATCTGCACTAAGTTGTATATTTATTGCTTCATCTTTCATATGTAATAATTTTAAATTTAATAAACTCCTTGCCTTTTAATACAATCGTTTTTTGTAGAATCATTCGATTTATGTATCGGTCATCAATGCAATATTTTTTGCAAATTATATCGGTTATTAGTTTCTCAGGATTTAGCAAGTCAGATAAATTAGAACTGAAACCAAATTCGTATTCAAATTGGTAAGGAGCAGCTGGAATATCTATTCTTGGCAGCAGAAATAAACAATCGGATTCAAATTTTTTATACATTGGCGTTTTGAATCTTTTACCTTGCCATGCCTGATTAACGGACAATGGCTTAATTCTGATGAGATTCATATACTCCAATGCTTTCGTTTAGCTTTTTAATTTCTTGAGGATTGGTAATACGAGTACACATATGCAATGGGAATTTCTTAATCAATCTTGTATTAGTTTTCAAATAAATTTCCCCCTGATATTGAGCAGTTGCTCTGCCATAAATGAGTTCATTGTACCATTCGTTCCATACGGAATACCATTCGTTTTTTTCAATCCATGGGTTAAAGTTTTCCATAGCCCAAGTCCTCCTTAACTTGCTCTTGGTGCTGATGTCTTTTTTCATAAATGTTCCCTCTTGTAGCTTGGTATTCAGATTGTATCTTTCTCCGCACTCTTGAGATTGTATCTATTGATGAAATCTGCTTGTCATCAATGAGATTAAGTAATCTGCTCCCAGTTATTGCCATGCAATCAGTATTCTCATATTGTAGCCATATGTAGGCACTTAGCTGAGTATCTGAATCTCGTAATTTGGGGTGCTTAATCAATGCGTTAAGTACATATCCTTGTAGTGTCTTATTCATAGTCTACCTCCATAGCTGGGAATCCAAGTGATGCGTATTTCCAATAGGCTGATGCATCATCCAAAAAGTATTTCGTTAATTGGTTGTAGTCTATTTCCCCTATTGGGAACAATTTAGCTTTTATAAAATCAGTAACCCATTCGAGTACTGGTCCATGATGGTAATTCAGTTGCAGAATCATTTTCTGAAACTTGTGGCGGTAGTCTTCATTGGTGGCAATCTTATAAGCTATGTCATAAGTCTCCTGATTAGTCCAATTTTTTGCGTAGTATTTTTCCATTTTTTTTCTTATTGTGTCCACAAAGATATATATTAATTTCATATTTGCAAAACAAAATAATATTTATTTTTAAAACATTAATTCTAAGTACTCTGACCGTAACATTCGTTTATTATTTATGACCACATATTTAGTACCATCCCATTCATCTCCAATGTACTTGCAACCTTGGTCCTTCCATAAGTTTTCAAAATCCTTTACAATTGAATTAAATCTTTCTTTTTGTTTTGTCTCCCAATCATTAGCAGCTGGAATATCTGCCTCTTGAGATAGCTTACTTTTTTCGGATACTTCTTTAAGGAGGGATATAGTCTTATCTGAATATTGCATATTATTTTTAGTTACAACATGAGATTTTAAATTCTCGTTAATAAATGCCTCCCCTCTCTCTGCTATATAAACTTTAAGCCAATCAATGAAGACATCAGGTGTTAACCTAAAGAAATTTATTTTAAATGGCTTACCATCGATTATATCGACTCTATTCTTATAAATACCTTTGATGCATTGGCTTTTAAAAAGACCAAAGTCCAAACCATTAAGATTGTAACCAATGTCCATTATTTGTTCAGCCAAGATGATTATATCATTCTCGGAATAAGTTTCTCGATAGTAATCGAAGACATCCATCGTTGCTGCATGAATGATGGTCCTTACCTGATTCAAGTCATTTTCTTTTCGCATTACTGCGATGGACTTGGTATCATTAATTACCTTAACTATTTCCGTTAAGGAGTGAATTGAAGTCTCGGGTAAGAATTTCTTCTCTGACTGACTTGTTGTTGCTAAGTACTGATTGTTTTCCATTGTTATTTTTTAATTCAAATATACCTTGATATCCATTAGCAATCGATTCGTTAAGAATTTCTATTGCTACTTGTTCATTTTTATTGCTCAATTTCCATAACTTAGCTTTAAGTGCATCTACTGACTCAGGGAGTACTGGTACTTTCTTTGCTTTTCTAAATTTAAGAAACTCTTCAAATTTTACCTCCAAAGGGGTTTTAGGGGTATCCCCTATAATATCCTTTTCTTTATTATTATCCTTTTCTTTATCCTTATCACTATCTTTATCCTTATCGGTATTTTTGGTATTTTTATTTATACCAATTTTACCACTCGTATTTTTGGTATTATTTTTATTCCAACGTTTACCAATATTTTCTTTATTTCTATCACATACATTTTCATACTTAATTCTATTCCTATCAATGCTTTGCCTGATTGGAATAAATACAATTTTAAGTAATCCTTCTAAATCAGGCAATATATTTGTTTGTTCATATTCAAATATTGCCTTGATTAATTGACCAGCTTGTTCATTTGAAAGTGTATCAAACACTTCCTTAAGTTCAGTAAATAAAATTAATGTTTTCTTTGTCATGTTGCTTTGTTTTTTTAAAATAGATAGGAGGCGAAGAAATTGCAACATGACTTATCTCGGTTTGAGATTTATGCCCCCTATCTATAAATGTCTTTATTTGTATCATGTTGCAACTACAAATATAATATTAATTTTTAGATTTTGACAATTTTAAATAAGTTGCCGTTGGATTAAATTTAGCAGCTGGAATTACCTCCCCATCCTCAGTCATCATAATCATGTCATTGGACTTATAGGCAATTTGAGATTTTTGCTCGATAGTTTTCAATTCTGCATTCTTGGTTACCCAATCAGGTATATGGTCATAAGAATATCTACCTCCTCCATCTATTACATCTATATGGTAGCCATTATAGTCTTGCTTATTGTATTTTAAAGCCTCGCTAATCAATTGTGATTTGATTTGCTTATCAACCCCTTCCAAGGTGTCAGAAAGTGTCTTAATCGCAATTTTAAGGTCTATTGGATTTAAGTCGCCATTTTCCGTTGCCATTACCATCTCCATCAATGTGTCAACGATTCTTTCGGTTGTTAGTTTCGTATCCATCAGAATGGTAAATCATCAGGTCCATCAATAGCACCAGCATATAGCGGTTGCTTAACTTTCTTTTCGTAATTAGCGGATTGCAATTCGTACATAATATCCTTGCCGTTCATTACATAGTCCTCAAAAAATTTGGAATATTTTACAATCTCCTCAAGTTTGATAATGCCATTAATAACTAAATCAGTTGATGCCTTAAGTACACTCATTCGTGCTATCCTAAGTTCTCTCTCGGGGTCTGCTGGTTTAGATTGGAATGATGGCTTTGCCATTTCTACAGGTTTAATGCGATAGAATGTTGTGCCGTTGTAGTCCTTGCCTTCAATGTTGTAAGTGCATTCTTTGTTGGCAATGAATTTAGATTGTTCTTGAGTCTTGCTCATGTACTCTCCAGTGTCCCCATTTTCCATGTGGATTTCAAATTTGTAGAAAAGTCCGTATTGGGGACTATTCCATGTACCGTTTCCGATAATTTGTGTTACTTTGCTATTTTTTTCCATTTTATTGTATTTTGCAGTTGATAATTCATTTTACTTATAAGTTCAATTTCTTTCTCTAAAGATAAATCTCCTCTGTGGTGCTTAAATCTCCACGATGCGATAGTGTTATAAGGGGACTTTAACTTCTCTGCCAAAGTCCCGTTGTCTAATTTGAAAATTTCGTTAAGTGCTTCTCTGTTTGTCATAGTGCAAAGATAGTTTGTTTTTGCAAATTGCAATACTAAAACTTTAGCATATTAATTACTGATGAGTAGGCTGCCTCAACCTCTTCCTTGCTGCATTCAATAGCATCTTCATCGTACCATACACTTAGTAATGGATTCATATCAATGCTCTCATGCCCTTCATTAACCGTAATCCTGATACCTTTGTCTGCGGAGTAATAATGCACATAAGTAAATTTTCTCCACTTAAAACTTAGCGGAAACTCAATGTTAACCGATTCTTCTGTTGTTACTTTTCTAATTAATTCCATATTTTTATATTTTTTAAAGTAGGCAAATCTACAACCTTTATTGCAAATTGCCAAAATGAAATAAAAATAATCAAACATAATTTATAAGTGCTTGATATTCAAGCCCATTATTTTACAATGTCTTTAACATTTTAATTAATTTGGGATGAGGATAGACATCAGATTTGTCTTTTCTAACTGAATTATGGGTATACAATCCGTTCTCTCCTTTCAAGGCTCTTTCGGTTATGTCCCAAATGTCCTCTTTGTAACTGATATCTATTTTGTATTTATCCTCCCATAGGAGCAATATCTCTCGTAGGCTATCTATTTGCCCATCGGTATAGTTTTCGTACGCTATATGCCCTTTAAATGGCTTCTCAAGGATACATATGTCGGTTACTTCCTTGTTAACATAGTTATAATATTTGCCATCCTTCTCGGTTAGGTAGCCCCAGTTACATATTTCTACTC